CAACCGTACGCGGGAGGAGATCGCCAAGGAGTACGTCACGAAGTCGGACGTACACGACGATATGAACCGGGTGATTGCTCGGTTGGATCGTCTTGAGGGTAAGTTGGATGCTTACATGAAGGAGCAACGAAGTGCCCTCAGTTAGCGGAAAACAGCACAGGTTCATGGCGGCGGTGGCTAACAACCCCAAGTTCGCCAAGAAAGCAGGCGTCCCACAGTCCGTGGGAGAAGAGTTTGTTCAGGCCGATAAGGGCCGTAAATTTTCCAACAAGGAGTCCGAAATGAAGGCAAAGAAGATGGCTATGGGCGGTGGCGTTATGCAGAAGAAGGGCATGACGACTGCCAAGATGGGCGCTGTTAAGACTGCTGCTCCTAGCCGCGACGGCGTTGCCGTCAAGGGCAAGACCAAGGGCACGATGGTCAAGATGGCCGGTGGCGGCAAGATGGGTAAGTGCTGACATGATGCCCAGTCGCGGTATGGGGGCCATCATGCCCTCGAAGATGCCCAGCGGTAAGCGCAAGGCTCGCCGCGACGACACTGACTTTGAGCAGTATGCTGAAGGCGGTGAGGTGAAGTCCAAGGTCAATGAGGCCGGAAACTACACCAAGCCCGGTATGCGCAAGTCGCTCTTTGAGAAGATCAAGGGGCAGGCTACGCAAGGTACGGCGGCAGGTCAGTGGAGTGCTCGTAAGGCGCAGCTTCTGGCTAAGCAGTACAAAGCTAAGGGTGGCGGCTACCGTGACTAAAAAGTCGCAGCAGTCGCTGAAGGACTGGACCGCTCAGAAATGGAGAACCAAAAGTGGTAAACGATCTTCTGACACGGGTGAAAGGTATCTTCCAGAAGCTGCGATCAAAGCTCTCTCGCCCCAAGAGTACGCCGCCTCAACCCGAGCAAAGCGAGCAGGCAAAGCCTCCGGCAAGCAGTTCGTAGCTCAACCTAAAGCCGTCGCCAAGAAAACCGCGAGGTTCCGCTAAATGACCACCACCGGTACCACCACTTTCGACCTTGACTTCACGGATCTAGCCGAGGAAGCGTTCGAGCGTGCTGGCCGAGAGATGCGTTCTGGTTACGACCTGCGTACTGCACGTCGTTCCATGAACTTGATGACTATCGAGTGGCAGAACCGGGGCATTAACATGTGGACGATTGAGGAGGGGAGCTTCACGCTGACCCCCGGCCTCAACACGTACGCACTGCCGACTGACACCATCGACTTGATGGAGCATGTCATCCGCACGGGGGCTAACTCCTCGTCTACTCAGGCGGATCTGACCATCACTCGTATTAGCGTTTCTACGTACGCTACGATCCCTAACAAGCTACAGCAAGCGCGTCCTATACAAGTCTGGGTGCAGCGCATGAGCGGGCAGGTGAGCCCTGCCAACGCGACCTTGGTGGGCACCATCAATAGCTCCACCACGACGATCACGCTCAGCGATACCACGAGCCTTCCGGCTGCTGGCTTCATCCGTTTGGATAACGAAGATATCTACTACGGATACATAAACAGCAACAACACGTTGGGCGGCGTGTTCCGTGCGCAGAACGGTACGACCGCCGCTTCGCATACCAACGGCACTACGGTCTATAACCCCAACCTGCCTGCCGTGACCGTCTGGCCGACGCCGGACAACAGCACCACCTATACCTTCGTGTACTGGCGACTGCGCCGTATCCAAGACGCTGGGTCGGGAGTGGCTACGGCAGACATGAACTTCCGCTTCCTGCCCTGCGTAGTTGCGGGGTTGGCGTATTACGTTGCGATGAAGCAGCCTGACTTGGCCGACCGACTCCCGATGCTCAAGCAAGCGTACGACGAGCAGTTTGACCTAGCTGCGGGCGAAGACCGCGAGAAAGCCGCAGTGCGCTTCGTGCCTCGGCAGATGTTCATTGGCGGGGGGTATACCTAATGGGTAATCGCTTCGCCTCCGGTAAGTTCAGCATCGCCATGTGCGACCGCTGTGGGCAGCAGTTCAAACTCAAGGTTCTGCGCAAAGAAGTCATCAAGACCAAGATTTTCAACTTGCTGGTCTGCCAAGAGTGCTGGGATCCAGACCATCCGCAATTGCAGCTTGGTATGTATCCGGTTGACGATCCGCAAGCCGTGCGCAACCCGCGCAAGGACAGCACGTATGTGACTGCTGGGGTCAACGGCCTACAGCTTGATCCAGACAATCCGTACGGTGGCGTACCCACTGGCGGTTCTCGGGACATCCAATGGGGGTGGAACCCCGTTGGAGGGGCTAGAGCAACTGATGCAGGACTCACACCAAACTACTTGGTGGCGATCACCTCTGTTGGTACAGTAACCATCCAAACGACGTAAGGAGTCGACATGGACAAGAAAGATCTCGCGCAAGACAAGAAGATGATTGCTGGGGCCGTGCACAAGCACGAAAAGGCAAAACACCCCGGTCAACCCATGACCAAGCTTGCCAAGGGCGGTAAGACCAATGCACAGATGAAGGCGCTGGGCCGCAATCTTGCTAAGGTTGCCAACCAGAAGAAGTCTTCGTTCACCTACAAGAAGGGTGGCTAAGATGGCTAAGTTCAGCAAGAAGGTTGGCGGGAAGGAAGTGGGTGACGCTTCCGTCTACGCCGAGCCGCACACCATGAAGGGCGGCAAAGTGGCGTTGGGTAACGGTACTCAAGCGGAGCCTACCCGTGCGGACAAGGTGAACATGTCGGTGGGTAACGTCAACCGCGACGGTTACAACCCCGCCCCTAAGACTTCCGGCATCAAGATTCGTGGTACCGGCTGTGCTACTAAGGGCACGATGGCCCGTGGCCCGATGGCGTGAGGCGTAGATGAACTACACCGAGTTGAAGGCAAACATCGCAGACATCTGCGAGAACACCTTTACGAATGACCAGTATGCTTTATTCACGAAGCAGGCTGAGCAACGTATCTACAACACGGTGCAGATCGCTAATCTGCGTAAGAACGTTACCGGCACGCTGACTAGCGGTAACAAGTACCTTGAGTGCCCTAACGATTTTCTATCGGTGTACTCTTTGGCGGTGGTGAAGCCGGACGGGGATTATTTGTACTTGCTCAACAAGGATGTCAACTTCATCCGCGAAGCGTACCCGAACCCCAACGTCTCCGGAGTGCCCAAACACTATGCCATCTTCGGCCCCCGGTCAGATAACGACACGGAGTTGACGTTCATCCTCGGCCCCACTCCGAACGCTGCGCTGACTGCGGAGCTTCACTATTACTACTACCCAGAGTCAATCGTCACGGCGCAGACTACGTGGCTGGGCGATAACTTTGACTCTGCCCTGCTGAATGCGGCGCTTGTTGAGGCCATTCGGTTCATGAAGGGCGAGCCCGACTTGGTACAGTTCTACGAGAAGATGTACGTGCAGTCTATTGCTCTGTTGAAGAATTTGGGCGACGGCAAGCAGCGTATGGATGCGTATCGTGATGGTCAAGTACGGTTGGCGGTTAACTAATGAGCATCGTACAGACTCAAACCACCAGCTTCAAAAAGGAGCTTTACTTGGGCACCCACGACTTGTCCGTGGACGTGCTCAAGATTGCTTTGTATACGGCCAATGCTGACTTGAATGCCGACACCACGGTGTACACGACCAACAACGAGATCACCGGCACTGGATACACTGCTGGCGGAAAGACGTTGACTGGTACGACCATCAACAGTTTTTTGTATACAGCCTATGTGGACTTCGACAATGTAGAGTGGAACCCCGGTGTTTTCACGGCGCGATGTGCGCTAATATACAACGCTAGCAAAGCTAACAAATCCATCGCAGTGTTGGACTTTGGGTCGGACAAAACCTCACCCGCTACCTTCACTATCGTCATGCCGGTCAATGACGCCAACAGCGCCTTGATTCGGTCTTCCAACTAGGAGCATTGAATGAGCATCGAAAAAGCTAAGGCCGCTGACAACGTCGCAAGCGGATTGGTCGCAAACACCGGAGCGTCTGAAGGCGCAAAGGCAACGGGCAAGTACACCGTTGAGTGCTACGACAAGGACGGCAACCTCAAGTGGGTTGCTGAGACTCCCAACCTCGTGGTCAACGTCGGCCTTCAGTACATGGCCGGTACGGCTCTGACCACCACCGCTCAAGTCACTACTTGGTATCTTGGCCTGTACGGCGCTGCCGCTTCCAACAGCCCCGCTGCCGGAGACACCATGTCTTCGCACATCGGTTGGACGGAAGTGACCGCTTATAGCCAAGCTACTCGTCCCGCCGCTACGTTTGCTGCGGCGACTAATGCCAATCCGTCCGTGGTGACCAACACGGCTAGCAAAGCTTCGTACAGCATTAACGGCACGACGACGGTGGGTGGCGCGTTCCTTACCTCCGACAACACTAAGGGTGGCACAACCGGCACGCTGTTCTCAGCTGCGGACTTTTCTGCTCCCGGCGACCGCTCTGTTGTCAACGGAGACACGCTGAACGTTACCTACACCTTCAGCCTTGCTGGGTAAGGATAAGCCATGCCGTTGGTTATCGCTGACCGAGTACAAGAGACAACCACGACTACGGGCACCGGCACGGTTACGCTTGCCGGTGCAGTTACTGGGTTTCAGTCTTTTGCCGCCATCGGCAACGGCAATACTACGTACTACACAATAGCCCACTCCACGCTTTCAGAGTGGGAAGTCGGTGTCGGCACGTACACATCCAGCGGTACTACGCTTAGTCGTACTACTATCCTAGCGTCTAGTAACAGCGGCAGCGCGGTTGACTTTAGCGCGGGTACGAAGAACGTGTTTGTTACTTACCCGGCATCTTTGGTAACCACGACAAATAGCAAGATCGTTGCTATGTCTATCGTCTACGGGGGATCTTAAATGGCTGCGCCAAACATAGTCAATGTTTCGGCAATGTATGGAAAGACCGCCGTATTGGCGGTCACTACATCTGCCACCGCCATTGTTACCAATTCTGCGGCTAGCAATAAGGTGCTTAAGGTAAATGCACTGTACGTAGCAAACGTAGACGGGACAAGTAATGCCACTGTTGACATCGACATATTCCGTTCGAGCACGGCTTATCGCATTGCGTACACTGTAGTTGTGCCAGCAGATGCTACTTTGGACGTTATTAACAAACCTTTGTATTTGGAAGAAGGGGATTCTCTTCGTTTAACAGCAAATGCAGCTAATGACGTGGAAGCTGTTTGCTCTTACGAGGAGATTTCTTAATGAATCGCGGCAATGCAGGTGTTATTGGCACTTTAGTTACGCCTTCTGCTAGCGTTGCCACAGGCGTATTTAGCCTTAACCAATTACAAGTCGCCGCAAAAAATGGTACATGGCCTCCTTTCGCAGTGCCAGATCCATACTTTAATTTAGTCACAATGTTGCTGCCGGGAAACGGCACTAACGGCGCGCAGAATAATACCTTCCTCGACAGCAGCACCAACAACTTCACGATCACCCGCAACGGCAACACCACGCAGGGCACCTTTGCGCCGTATGGAAATTTGTGGTCAAACTTCTTTGATGGGGGATCGACTAACCTTTTAAGTTTCCCTTCATCCTCAACTGCATACAACCTATCTGGCGCTGCTTGGACAGTCCAATTTTGGGTTTATCCTTTAATAACAACGTTCAGCGATGGGGCATGCCGTGTCTTAATGGCCGGAACTAACGGTACTAATACGGCATGGGTAATCGCTATCGAGTCTAATTACTCATTTACTTTTAGCATTCCATTTGGCGGCACGACTAATATTGCTACTGCGTCCGGCGCGTTAACAAGAAATACTTGGACGCATGTTGCTGTAGTTTATTCTGGCGGCACTGCACGAATTTATTTTAATGGCGTATCAGTCGCCGGGCCTGTAGCAATAACTTTACCTGTGTCTTCAACTGTAAGTTTTAAGATTGGGTATGATAACGTAGGCACTGTAAGCACTAGATTTAATGGTTATATATCTAATGTTGCAATTAATACAACTACCGCGCTTTACACCTCCGCCTTTACCCCACCGACAATTCCGCTGACCGCCGTCTCCGGCACTAGCCTACTGACTTGCCAAAGCAACCGCTTCATCGACAACAGCACCAACGCACTTGCTATTACGGTCGCTGGTAACCCAAGCATCCAACGCTTTAGCCCTTTCTTACCAACGGCGAGCTACGCGCCAAGCGTCGATGGCGGGAGTGGGTACTTTGATGGAAGCGGGGATTATTTGAGTTTAGCTGGAAACACCGCATTTACAATGCCGGGCGATTTTACTGCTGAGGCTTGGGTTTATTGTAACGGATATACAAATGATTATGCCGCAATTTTTGGATTTTCAAGTGATTCAGAAAGTACAGGTTGGAATATTCTTGTAAGAACAAATGGTAGGTTACATTTTAATGTTGCCATGACGTTTACAGATGCCACTGGCACATTACCATTGAATCAATGGACCCACGTTGCGTTAGTTAGATCCGGCAGTGGATCAGGAAATGTTAAATTATATGTAAATGGAGTTGCTGATGCAACGACCCTCACTGTTACCGCAACAGCCACGTCACCGTCTACTGTGATGCTCGGTAGTTACCCGGGAATAACATCAAGGGC